AACACCATCAAAAGAAAGTGAACCATTGTTGAACCATTGAGTTCCTTGTGCGTTTGTTCCCGCAGCACCTAAACCATTAGCAGCAAATCCACCTAATGCTCTAACATAGGCTCTAGCTACGTTCTGAGACACATAAAGATTTAGGTCTTCCTTACCGTAAAGACTAGAAGGAATAGCATCAACTACTTTTCCTAATTCAGCGATTACGTTAGCAGCAGTTACACCACCAGCTCCGATAGAAGCGCCAGTTACGTCAACTACATCAGTATCAGCAGTCATTAATGGAATAAATCCGTCAAATTCGCCAGCGTTAGCAGTTGCTCCAGACCAAATGTTTTGCTCATTCTTTTGTGCTACTTTAGCAGCAACGTGTGCTATTAAGAAATCAGCGAATGAAGGAGGTAAATTGTCAAATGCAGAAACTCCCATTTCTACAGCCTCCCAGTCAGAACGAAAGTCTTTCTTACATAATTGTAAGTTAACTTGAAACTCCTCTGGCTGAATAATTCTTTCAGTTAAGGTAACAGTTGAAGTTGGGTCAAAATCACAAGTACCGTTTTTAAGTAAACCATCTGTAGAGATTTTCTTAATTACTTCCTTGAACTTGATGTTTGGTTTTACTTCGATACCACCGTTTTCGATAGTATTAGCGGATAGTAATGCAGCAGAAATATATTTCCCAGCAAATTCACCTGCGTAAGTAGTAGTGATTGATGTTGTAGTTGCCATTTTTGTTTATTTAGAGATTTTAGATAATACTAAGTCAAATGTAGTCTTCGCTCTTTTCTGAGAGTATAGGTTTAATTCTTTAGAAGAAACCACTTCTTCTGGTGAGTGTAATAAAGGAGATACTTCTTCTTGAGAAGACAATTCCTCTAATTCAGCAGGAGCGTCTTTAGGAGACTCCGTACTCATACCTTCCATAATTTGGTCGTACATAGCCTTCATTTCTGCTAATGCTTGAGCCAATTCTTCTTTTGTAGCGTACATCTCTTCTTTAGCAGCTTCCTCTACTACATCAGTAGCAGGATCTGCAACTGGTGCATCTTCTGCTAATGCAGCTAAGTCATCTTGCTCTTCCAACTTCACTTCTTCAACAATAGCAACTTCCGTAACCTCTTCTGTTGTAGAAAGCAAAATTGACTTGAATTTGTCAACGATTTCTTTTGCGTTCATATTGATTTATTAATTTATTACTAAATATGATAAGATAACTGATATACAACTAATTGTTGTATTTTCATTATCCATTGTGAGAAACAATGGTTCGTACACCTTTGATATTCTCAACTTCTTTAACTTGTACCTTTGTTATTAATGGCTTAGACACCACTTCAATTTCTTCTTCTACGTGATTCACCTTTTTCTTCTTAAACATACTATTCCGTAATTTTAGTTATACTTCCAATTCCTTGATTAATCATATTGCCTTTACAGCACTTTGTAGAGTATGTGCTATTCTTGCATAGGCAGGCTCTCTTAGATGATTTTGGGCTTGTTCTACTTGGTGTCTCCTTCATATTTCTCTTCTTTGTATACTGTTAAACATAATTCTACGAAAGGAAGGTACAGAACGTGATCTGTTAGTTCTCCATTTTCATAGCTTCTTACCCCAAATAATATTCCAGGATATAATCCTACACTAAGTTCCCAATTGTTATCCATTGTTATCCATTATAATATGTAATTAAGTCTCCAACCATTATTTGTATTTTCTCCTCATCAGACAATGAGAACAAGTCTTTTACTACGTCTTCCTTACTTGCGTTTAGCTTGTCAGTAAAGAAAGCCTCTATTGAAAACCCCTTTACCTTACCTTTCTTAACATAATTATCCCAAATATCATCGTTGTTTACTTTAACTGAAACCATCCAGGTTCCAACAGGCAAACTAAGACCATACTTTTTAGATTTATCCATCTCTGTGTCTTCTATGATCCAAGACTCAACAACAGACATACCCTCTAATTGAACCTCGTGTTCTAAGGTAGAATTGTTCTGCTTTCCTCTTGATAAAAATAGCTCAGACGCTTTCCTTACAGTATCTTCGCTAAAGAATATATTATACTCTTCATCTTCTGTCTTCCTGTATATCTTCTTATTGGGTATTAATGCAGCACCCATAAGAACTCTTCTTTCCTTGTCAACCTCAGCAAGTTCGACTTTATGCTCTTTTAGAGCAATAAAGTCCTCCTCAATAGCAGGACTTTCAACTACGGAGAGAGCTTCTATTCCGTTAAATTGGTTTTCTTCGTCTATGTATAATTCAATATCTCTCATATTATGATAACTTAATTAGCTATTATTTGTTTTAGTTTTACTCTATTTATCCTAAAGACGCAGCCCCTACAATGTTTCTGTCCATTTCTTGTGCCGTAGACACATCCTTAGACACTACATAGGCTTTTACTGGCTGATTAAACTGTCCTTTAACTGCGGCAGCTAATTGATTACTTGGTGACTGCCCTACTATGTTGAAGTCTGGGGCCTGTGGGCCACCAGAACCACCTCTTGATCCTAATCCAGATGCTCCAGCAGCAGTACTAGCGCTTCCTTTAAATTGTTGCCTAGCTATAGCTGCTACGTTTAATAAACCTGAAGCAATAACAGCAATCATTGCGGTTGTCCTAGATATAATGCCTCCAGGTTGTTGAGCTAATACAGCATTTGCAGCTACAAAAGTGTTAGCAATAGACATAGCAATATTAGCAGCCTTCTGCATTATAAATCTTTTTCTTTCTATCTTTTCTTGTTTAATTCTTAATTCCTCATCGTTTTTAGCTATTTCATTTTGTATGTTCTTTCTTTCGTCTTTAGATATGTTTTCGTTATTAAGTCTTTTCCTTAATTCGTTATTAAGAGCCGTAGTCTTGTTTTGCTCAATATCTAACTGTCTCTGAAACTCACTATCTACAAAATCAGTAACTACAGCCAACTGTTGTATGGCAAATTCAGCTATTTCTATTGTGTCAGAAATTTCTCTTTGCCTTAATTCCTCCTTTAGTTTAGCTAAGATTAGTTCGTGTTTAGCTCTTTCTAAGGATCCTTTTTTAGACACTTTAGATAGCGTTGTTTGTAGATTTATTTCTTCATTTATGTCTTCAACACTTCTTCTTCTAGTGACTAATTCTTTAGCCCTTTCTATCTCTATAATTTCCTCTACATTTTTTCTAGCAAGTTCTGCTCTTTTCCTGTCTAATAATTCTAAATCAGAAAAATATTTAGCTTGTATTTGATTTTTAACATTAGTAAGCTGTTGTAAAGCAACAATCTCTTCTTCGGCAAACCTTTCACGAGCTTGTTGTTTGGCCTTTTCAGACGCATTAGTTAGTAAAAATTCATCTAATTTAATCTGTCTTTTCTCTAGATATACAAAATAAGAAAGTTCTACCTCTGCTTCTGCATTGTCCTTTAATATCTGTATTTTTTCTTCCTCAGTTCTTAGTATATGATTTAGGGACTCTTGCCTAAACTTTTCTTCAATTTTAGATAGGTCTAATAAGATTTGTGCATATACTCTATTTGAGTCTCTTCTTCCTTTTTCTTTCTTTCCTTTAAATACCTCATCAACTAATTCTTCTTCTTTTAACTGTAAAAGAAGAGCATCAAGCCTATCTTTAGAGGCTTTCATTATTTTTGCTTGTTCTTTCTCTCCAGCCTTGTATAAATTAGTAGTAGCCTTTATGTTCATTCCTAATCCTACTAAAACAGCAGACTTAGTCATTTCCCAAACACTATAGAAATCATTTGCATTTTTTGCAGACGTGTCTGCCTGTATAGCATATTCTTTTTCTATTTGATCAAGTATTGCTCTTGCTTTAGCTTCTCTTGCCATAGCAAGAATTTTGTCATCAATCTGTTTAATTGATTCTTTTGTTAGTTTACCAAATTCATCTAACTTTAAATTTACTAGGCCATACTCTTCACTTGCTTTCTTTAATGCTTTATTCTTTTCGTTAAGAGATAAGTTTTCATCATCTATTACAGATCTAAGAACCCTTAGATTAGATGCTGCTTTTGCGGCAGCAATATCAGCTTCTGCCATTGATTTTGTGGCAGCCCTTTGTTTTTTGTCGTATCCTTCCCAAAGGGCAATTAATGTTTGAATAACAATGATAATACCCAAAGGCCCCATTAAAGCACCCCAAAAAGCTTTGAATCCATTTACAACACCACCAGTAGTGCTTACCAATGTCGCCATTAAAGTAGATAATTGCGACAAGTTATTTGCCATACCTTGTATTCCATAATTGGAGTCAGATATGGTTCTTCCTAGTTCAGTTACGGTTGCACCAGCTAAACCAGTTTTATCAATGTTTTTGTCTAATCCTTTGTTAAGACTTTGTGTAGTTGCGGAAAGCTTTTTGACAGCCAACTCCGCTTTAATAAAACCCTTGGTTAAGCCATCTATTTTTATTTGACCGTTTTCGGTATTTACTTGAACCGTTAATACTTTTATATTAGTCTCGTTTGCCATTGCTGTATGTATTATGTTTAATTACTGCTGTATGTATTGCGCTTAATGTTAGTCCTCATTTGTTTGAAGCTCCTTGGAGCTTCGTATTTTCCTTTTGCAATGTCTATATCTTCATCTCCTACATACCAGTCAGAAGAGTTAAGTAAATCAATTATATTCTTTATCATATCTTAAAAGTTGCAGTTAGTAAAATTAGGTTTAGGTAATGTCCAATTAGGTGTTGAATAGTCAAACACCCTGCAATCTATTACATTCGATACATCCCAAGCGCTTAGGTCGTCATTTATGTTAGTACATCCATAAAACATTCCATACATACTAGTAATCTCACTCACATCCCATTGCTCTACATTGTTTATGGTAGTCAACTTTGTGCAATTATTAAAGAATGTCGTAAGATTTTTGGTGCTAGTAGATCCTAGTGTTAGAACATCCGAAACCCCAGATAAATCTAGATTTATACAATCAAACCAAGCACTTGAAGCAAGAGGAGAATAGTCTCCCCATTGCTCAACAGACATTATTTTTCGACCATAGTTAGTGCCGCCCAACCTCCAATGTTGCATACGATTAATGTTGCCTCTTACAACAACAGTGTAAATTCCAGCCGTTGGATAACTGTGACGAGCCCTAGCTATGTGAGAAGAAGAAGAACCATCTCCCCAAAACACAAGATAATTAGCCGCTCCCCCAGCTGCAACGTTAAGCTCAAAGAAAGGGTCGCTTATGTAGGAATTTAGCCTTGTGTCTATTGTCATAACAAAGTCAGTAGACAAAGGAGTAACAGCGCAAGGATTAACTAAGCTTCTTACTCCGCTTGAGAATGAATATATGTTTCCATCTTTAAAGTAATACCCTCCACTTACAGGGCTTCCTACTCCAGAGGTCGTAAAGTAATAAAGACCATCATTTGTGCTTATGTAAAGGGCTACGAACAAGGCAGAGTCACACACAGTATTAACGTTATTGCTAAATGTATAGGTTTCTGAAGTGAAGCTATCACAAGTTGCTTCTTGTGTCTTAACACCATTGCTAAATGAGTATATAAAGTTACCGTTAGAATAATAGCTACCAGTAAATAAACTTCCACTACCATCTCCCGCTGTGTAATACAAGCCATCTGTATTATTATAGTACAAAGTGTAGTTTGAGCCAGAACAAGAGTCTTGCATAACAGCTGCGTATTTGAATACTTGAGTACTGTAAGAGAAACAGAAACCTACTTCACTTTTAACGCCAGATATAAACGTGTATACTCTAGTTCCATCAGAATAGAAGGAATTGTTAACTAAGCTACCGCTACCAGAATTAGAGTCATAATAGAGTCCATCTACACTACTAATGTAAAGAGTAGTATCTACGCCTCCACAAGATAATGCTAATGATGTTCCGTATTTCAATGTCTCTGGAGTGTAGAAGGTAGCCTGTGACAATGTTTTAACTATTACG